CTTATCTGCACGGTCGACGTCAAGTGCAGCCCATCCAGCCCACTGCAAGACGTTTGCATTTGCCCGCGTGGTACCTTCAGCATAGATCGCTGGAGAGATGAGAGCGGAGGCTTTCTTCCCACGCTCCCCCCTCTTGGGTTTACGGCCCGGTTGCTTCGACAGCTGGTACAGCAATCTTTCGAAGCTGGCCCAGTTGTCGAAGTCCATTCTCTTCTCGGTCTTGTTATCGAAGATCGAGTTGAAGATGGTCAGGCTGTATGGCATCAGTTACTCAGTTTAGCGAGCAGTCCGACATTATCGGCATGCGACGGAGCAGTCCATCCAGCAGGCTTCACCAGGTCTGGAAGACCCAGGGGATTGGGACGGCTCGCCTTGATGCCGACCTGCTTTGCCATGTTCGAGGCATGGACACGGTCCCAGGCCAGATGCGAGTCGATGCCGAGCGCATCCATCGTGCCAATGGCTACTACGCACAGATCAACCAGCGCATCGGTGACATCCTCGAGTTGTTCGGAGTTCTTCATCTCGTCCAGCTCTTCCTGAAGAAACCGAATGCGAAACTCAAGAAACGCCTTGAGGGTATTTGCGTCCATTCCACGGACGACGTCGTTCACACCGAACTTGGTGTGCATCTCGGCAATATCGTGCGGCCAATCCTTAGACATTGTCAGGTCCTTTCTGCTCTTCTTCAGACTCCGAGGGACCGAAGTCAAACTCCATCTGCGAGCTGACAAAAGGATCACGAGTCATAGTCTCCGGCTCATTGTAGCCCATGCCAGCAAACATTTCAGAAGGATCAGAAAGAGGACCATCGTCGTTTTCTACGAATTCAAATTGCCCGTTGTCCACGTAGAATCCGCACGCCTTGACAAAGCATTGGAACTCGGTGAGAAGCGTATCAACCGTGATCGCGTCTTCTTTGATCTCGTACGTAATCTGAACTGATGGAGTCGTCTGGTCGAATTGACCGCCACCGTAGGTTTGACCTGGTCGGGTATGCGTGAATGTGTATGGCATTTTGATATCTTACGTTAGTTGTGGTTGGTTGTAAATCACAAAAAGAATTCTTCGAGATTTGAGACAGGTTCGCTCTTCCACCCGATTGCATCGAAGATGATCTCGAGCGGGTCCAGATACGTCTTCTCGAACTGCGTAGCGTAGTCTATGTACGGATGAAGAGCGAACTCTTCAGGAAGAATGTCGGAGAATGAGATAACGTTCTCCTGGATCGGATTCGGAGTCTTGAGATAGATGAACTTGATCTTCTCGCCGTTCTTGAGCATCTGGTACTTGTTCTCGAGGCCACGATCCTTAAGGATCCGGTTGAAGAGCAAGCAGCCACGGATATGGATCGGCGTACCGGAGGCGTAGATCGAACCCACTCGGCCGTATCCAGAGATGTCAGACGCAGACCGGGGAAACGCCACATCCTCGGGAGGAAGATTGCAGAAGTGAGACTTGAACTTTGCAACCTCGGCTTGCGCATCGGCTTCCGTTTTGGTCATGATCACCTCGAACATCTTCTTCAGAGCATCACGGCAGACTGCAGGAGTGGAAGACTTTACAGCTTCGATTCCCATCACCTTGATCTTCGGCTTTGCGTATTGGATACCCTCATTGTTGTGGACGTTGAGGATGTAACGCTTCTTTGCCGTCCAAATACCGCGGTCTGCGATCGCCTCTCGCTTCATTCCCATGCGATTGTCAGGGCAACCCATCTTCTTCGCCAGGTCATCGTACGCCTTCTTGAAGATCGGCTCCATCCCCTTGCCGCAGAATTCATCGAGGAACTTGACCGGGTTCTTCGGGTTGAAGAACTTGACCACGGAATCCATGGAGACATACACGGAGTCCGTGTCGATGGCCACAACGTAGTCCTTCGGCTCGATGTTTCCGAGGACACCATTCAGATAGTTGTTCACGGCCTTCTCGGCCCAACGAATTGCCAACTGACCGGACAGGGTCACGGCCTCTGCGACTCGGAGATCGAAGTACCTGAAGTGCTTGTTGCCGAGCGCACCGTATAGTGAGTTCAGCAGAATCTTGACCGCCATCTGCTGATTCTCCAGACGAGTGATGTTTCTCTCGCAGTCTTCAGTGGAAGTGACATCACCTTTCGGGATGGACTGCAGACGCTTCTTTTCCGACAGCATCTCCTTCTTGAGGCGGACACGGCGGTCATAGATCTCACTGATGATTCGAGGAATGACGCCACGCTTCTCAGGACTGAAGTGCGTACCGTTGGCAGCCATGATGGCATTTGAGATGCCAGCAGAGTACGGCCTATCCTCCAGGATCACATCGGGATTCATCCCCTCGGTCAGAGCCGGAAGAATGGTCTCGGGCGACATGTTGTACTGGATGATCAGGTTGGGATAAAGCGAGTTGAGGTCGAACGAACAGATCCAGTTGTGCATTCCGACCTTCGGGTCCTTGACGTAACCACCCGCAAACGTAGTCTTGAACTGCTCTCTCGACTGCGGGATCGTGATGGACTTGCGAGCCAGATCACGGAAGATGATGGAGTCCCAGATCGCAGTAGTGCCAAGGGTGTCCGAGTAGTTCACCCCGCCCATGTACGCCAGAGTCATGACGAGCGTGATCAGGCCAAGCTTGTCTTCAAGGCGGTCAACGATATCGACGTCCTTGATGTTGTAATCTACGAACTTCTGGAAGTTGTTCTCGTAGAGGGATGCGAGAGATCCGTACTCGGCGTACGACAGCTTGGCATCACCAAGGACCACATGGGCGATATGGCCGAGTTTGTACGATTCCTGCTGGCCAAACGTGTTCACCGTGAACTTCTGGAACAGATCCAGGTAATCGAGCTGCGAGATGCCGAGGATGTCGAACATCTTCACCTTGCGACCCTTGATCGAGGCCTCGCGAGGCTCGACAGAATCCCACGGGGACAGGCGCTTGGCCATATCCGGTCCGAAGACACGTTCAAGACGATTGACGATGTACGGGATGTCGAACAAACGCGTGTTCCATCCGGTCAGAATGTCAGGAGAGTTGTGTGGAGATGCGAACCAAGATACGAAATTGGTCAGCATGTCCTTCTCGGTGCGGAACTGCCGGTAGTCTACCTTGCCCTTGTACAGCGACTTCTCCTCATCGAACTCCTTGGTACCCCAGATGTGGAAGATGCCGTCGATGTTGTTCTTGATGGTGATCGTGCTGATGGCGTGCAGCGCATCCTCGGGCTTCGGGAAGCCATCATTCGAAATGACCTCGATGTCGAGGGAGGCTACGTTGATGATGCTACGGTCGAAGTGGATCTCATCAGCAAAACGCTCCTGCAGAAATTGGCACACATATCGAGTGTTGCCGTAGATCTTGAAAGAGTCGATGGACTCGTAACGCTCGACGAACTGCTTGGCCTCAGACATCGAGTCGAACTTCTGCGGTTCGACCGGAGTCCCGTCAAGTGCAGTCCATGTGGTCTTCTTGAGTTTGGACGGAAGAAACAGAGTCGGCTTGAACCGAATCTTCTCCTGAACCCGCTTGCCGTCCTTGTAGCCCCGATAGAGGATGTTCGAACCGAACCGACTGACGTTGGTGTAGAAATTCACGCTCACAGATCCTAGCACAAAAAAGGCCGGCCGTACACATAAAAGTGCCGGCCGGCCGAGTCAATTACTCAGTATTTAGCTCTTGAGAAAGCCCTTCTTAGTCTTTACTTCGGTAGGGCCGTTGATCTCGATCTTTTTCGGACGCTCGTCCTCTGGAACGATACGCTGCAGGTTGATGGCGAGAATGCCATCACCCAGGTTCGCACCAGTGACTTGGACGTGCTCACCGAGCGTGAACGTGCGGGTGAACTCACGGGAAGAAATCCCTTTGTGAGCGTACTCGCGAGTGTCCTCTTTCTTGCCGGTGACAGTCAAGATAGAGTCCTTGAGCTCGATGCCCAAGTCTTCCTGCTTGAAGCCTGCAACGGCTAGCTCGATGATATACCGATCATCGTCGACTTTCACCACGTTGTGGGGTGGGTAGTTGTTCTGAGTTCCGAGCTGGGCTCGCGATAGCTCATCGAACAAACGGTCAAATCCCACGAAGTTAGAACGCGGGAACGTGAACGAGGTAGTGTACTGTGTCATCTTATGATCCTCCAATTAAGCGAGGTTATGTTACTGTCCCGGTAACCCCAATCGGGCATCACCGGTTGCTAGCGGGATTGCCAGCAAATCTTATTTATCGGACTTGGTGTTGCCGATCGAGTATTTCGGCAGCAGTTCCCAATTAGCCTTCTCCTTGTGGGAGATGATCTTGATCTGGCGTAGTGGAGCCTTGTCCCGTGACTGCTCAGGGTTTACGATAGAAACCAGACCCCAATCAGATAGCAAAGTTGCAATAGTGTTTCTCCGTTGCAGATCGTTGACTGTGAGGTTGGATGGCTTCCCATCCAGTAGAAAAAGCTCTTTGAAGTGTACAATGAAGTATCTCCCCTGTTTGTGAAGGATATGGCAGGACTGGTACAGTTTGTTGGTCTCCTTCCTGGAGGCCACGCCGATTCTCGTGAGAGTCTCGCGGACCTTCAGGAAGTCGTCAGGTTCAGACAGAACGATTTCCAGCATGACCGCTGGAGTCCATTCGACTGGAGTCTCCTCGATGCTGGGTACTGGCCGTACTGTTTT